CCTCTAAAACTACCACTACCTGTTACTGCTACACCATTGACATATAGGCCAGTGGCATTAATCGTGCCTGCGCCTTGGTCGCCACCAGATGCGCCAGGCATATATAATCCAGAAGCAATCCTTACTCTTGTCCCTAGACCGCCCGCTATTCTTGTTTGTATTGTTATTTGAGCATCTTCTGATGTTGATGTTGGATCATCAATTGTTGATGTAATAGTGCCATAAGTAACATAACTTGCCGAACTGTTTTTCCCTGCAAAATTAATACGTCCAAGAGCATCCCCCACCGCTGGACTTGCAGAAGAACGATAAAGATTTATGTCAGGCCCGTATCCAGCTCCACTATCAGTTGATGTTATTTGAATTGCTTTGTCTAATGTTTTGAGTACCTCACTGCCATCATAATACAATATTGCACGAGGAGTTGAACCGCCGAATCTCGCAACATCTTTATATCCGCCTGAGCTATTTGATGAAATAATTATGTCACCACTGAATCTTGGATGTCTTAAATATGCTTGGTATCCATCAGAAACATCAAACGTATAAAAATGGTCATTAGAATTTTGAGTGCCAAAGGTTACACCATTACTAATTGTTTTTAGTTGCTGCACTCCATCATTATACAACCGCACATCAGGAGTTGTGCCCCCAACAATAATCCCATTTTTAACAGTGCCAACAGAGTCTTCTGACCGTATGTATACTAGCCCTGAGTCGGAGCGATTTTCTAAGAAGATAGTGTCTGCCAACACACTTTGAATATAGGCGTTGTTGCCTGCACTATCATAATAAGCCCTAAAATCATTCGAATTACCAAAATAAAGAAATTGATCATCCCCTAAAGAAACATCACCAGCGAAAGTGGCATCTCCGGCACTATCAAGGACTAAAACATCAGGAATGCCAGTAACGTTGAAAGAGATAGAGTCGTTACCATCACCAGCCCCAGTATTACCGATACGTAAGTTATCATCCGATTCAAGTATCATCATCGAGCGATATGCGCCAGCAGATGTTTTGAATGTTGGGCCATAAGTACCATTATCGTATCGTGTAGATGATGCACTCATAACTACATCACTAGCGAAAGTAGAAGAGCTATCAGCTATAGTTAGCTGTGTAGTTGAGGCATTATCATCAATACCTAAAGATGTAAAAGCACCATTAATATACACATCACCATTGAAGTCAGAAGTACCAGAACTAGAAATAGAGAGTGCATCTACAAAAGTAATAGTGCTATCTGCGGAACCAGAGCCAGCAACACGCAGTTTAGCTCCACCTGCATATAGTTGTAACATAGAAGCTGAATCAGCTACGATACGTTTATGGTTGCCTATACTATCTAGATAAACATTATCAGTATAGAATGTACCGTAAGGGCCACTTTCATTAGTATAAATAGAGCCTACTGCACCGATCTGTATCGCAGCAGAATTAGTCCCCCATGCTTTTAAAGATAGACTACCGGCACTTCCACCAGAGCTCTCACTGATACCAACTAAACGTGGGATAATGAGAGTATTGTCATTGATAGTTACTTGTTCAGATGAAGCATCATCATTAATACCATTGGATGTAAACTCTGTAAATGTACCAACAGCAGGTGTAGTTTGTCCAATAGGAGTGTTATCTATAGAAGTCGCTTCAAGTCCACCTGTGATAGTCCAATCTGCTACAGATGTGATAAGAGATGCACTCTGATCAACATAAAATTTATCTGGGAATACAAGAAAGTCTGCATCGACAGTAAGTTGTCCAGACATAGTATCGCCAGTCTTACTTACTTTAGCGTTTAGAATATCTTCTAAAGATGCTAAATCAAAAGTACTTCCTTCTTTTGCGTCGAGACTGCCTCGATAAGTAGTTGCCATTGTTGCTCCTGTACTCTCAGATAAAAAATAGGGCTGAAGAACAGCCCATCATTTATTCATTATTATTTTGTTTTCTTTTTAGACTTCTTCTTTGAAACTTGAACAGGCACTTCTTTGACCTCTTCTTCATCTTTCTCTGAAGTATCTTCTACCTCGGGAAGAGGCTCTGCTTCATATTCAATCTCAACATAATCCTCTTGCTTGCGTTTCAAGAGAGCAACAGCATGTTGTTCAGAGATGATGCATTTCCGACCCGTAGGTTTATGGAGTAGTTTCTTAAAGTTCATTATTAATTCCTAAATGTTATTTAAATAAAAGAGGGGGACAACTCCCCCTCGATCAATAAAGCAGCCCTTATTCAGGTACTACGAAAGCGATACCAGCAGTGTCACGCATTTCTCCAACACCATAGATAGTGTCAGCAGTGAACAAGTCAGCCAGATATTCTTGCTTGTACTGAGACTGGGTGCGTACACCAAGCTGCTCAATAAATACAAACGCTTCCTTATGGAAGATCATACCAACACGGTAGTTAGTAGATGCATCGTCTGCCTGAATAGTTGGGCAGTTAGTTGATACAAAAACCTCCATACCATAGATTTCACCAATACGTCCATTGCGGATAGTATTACCCGGGCCTACTTCACCGACAAACGCTTGCTCAGTGAATCGAGCGATACCTGTCAGAGTATTCTTTTCTACTGGAGGGATAACCATAACGCGGCCCATCATAGGCACGTCAGCATCATCCAGAGTTTGAATCATCTTACGGATACCAGCATCAGTTAGGGTTGACCCGTTACCAGTATTAGTACTAGCAGAACCGTCCCATACAGTAGTACCGTCGCCACCAATTACAGCGGCAGAGTATGCTGAGCCACCTTGCAGGCCAGCACCTAGAGCATGTAGATCATCATCTACCTGCTTTGCTAAAGCATAGCCAGCATCATCAGTGTGGAACGAGCGCAAAGTATTGAATGCTTGTACGCTTACAATATCTTCAATCAGAGTAGAATACTCGTAATGCTTGTCGATATTAAAGGTTAACTGCTCGTGAGTTGGTGCAACCAGAGTTACTTGATTGCTTGCAGTCTTAGAGGACGCAGAACCACGGACAGGCTTAGGCATATAGATTACATCGCCCTTCTTACCTTTATGATTGATTTTAGTAACAAGGTTACCCATTACTAGATTAGATTTATAACCAGCAACTACACCGTCTTCCCAGACCTCTGGGATAAACTTATCAGCAGTAGTTTTAGTTGTGTTATTAGTACCAAGTGGCATTTGTTATTATCTCCTTTAGACACTTTTAACTTAGGAGGTTACCGTACCCGGCCCTCCGCGTAGGCTTGTAAGAATTCGTCCTCTCTACGAGCATACTCATCAGGATTGGTGAGTTTCAAATTAATAAGTTGAGCACGTTTGTAAATCTTCTTGCGACTATGCTTTGACTTAGACTTTGTTTCAGTAGTAATATCTTTCAATGCTTCCTTTGAAGTATCAGCTTCATCATTGTCTTCTGTCTTTTCAACAGGATGCAGTTCTTTAAACTCTGAAAGTAAGTCAGCACCAGTACCATAATCATAGGCTTCATTCGCTTCAAGCAGCATTTGCGCTCTCACTCGAGATTTGCCAACCCATTGTAAGAATTTCTCTGACCCCATAATATCTTTCCAGTCAGGATGTGCTGATTCAAACTTTGCTAAATCTTCAGCACGTTGTTTCTGGGTTACAGTTTCAGATAGCTTCTTAAACTCTGGATTATTCTGAAGTGCTTTATCAACTTGCTCTTGAGGACTCAGGAATTCATCGTCTTCTTCTTCGACGGTTTCTTCCTGTTTGGAGCGTTCTAGGCTTAACAATTGATCTGTTAGTTTCCGTAGTTCCCCGACCTCATTATTCCTACGTCCATATTCTTTCTCTAGATTCTCGTAGGAAGTAATGATGTCTTCAATAGACTTGCCTTTAAATTTCTCAGGGAGGTCAGATTTATCCTCTGATTCAGAGTCGGCCTTTACCTCTTCTTCTTCGGGTTCTTCCTCTTTTGCCGTGTCTTCCTCTTCTTCTTCATTAAGGTCAACAAGGACTTCTTCATCTTCAAGGATATCTACGGTATCCTGCGCTTCGATATATGACATTTTTCTTTATCCCGCCTTACGGTTATGGAAATAATACAGATGAGACCTAGTTGGTTTCTTCATCTAGTTCTTCTTTAATTAGCTCGATAGACATATTTATATAGTCTTCAAAGTTTATGACAGCTTCCATCGCATCGATGGTTCCTCTCAGCTTTTGCCAACTATCATTGTCTGGAGCAGTTAAGTGAGCATTCTCTTTGTGATGACTCAGTGATTCTTTCATCCCTTCGATGAAGAGTTTCCATCCTGAGTTATCGAAGAGGTCAAGGTACTTCTCAGCTTCCTTGAGCCTCTCCTGAGGAGATTGCTCCTGGTTCATTGATTGGTTCATTAATACTTTCCTCTTCAGTTGATTGTTCCTTTAAGGAGTCAACTTCTTTTAAGTATGCACTGATCTCACTATTAAGGTCTTCTGCGTCAGCTTTAGCTAGGTTCAATACTGACTCTGAATCTAACTTAGCTTCTTCAGCATCAGCCTTATTAGCTGCGATACGAGTTCGTACCAGTTCAGCACGTACACGCATCAAATCAATGCGGGCACGATTGTTTGCAACACGCTCACGAGATTCAATATCCATCTTAGTTACTTCCACCATAGGATCAGGTGCAGGCTCAGGAGGATTCATCGCTTGTTCACGCATTTGCTCGATAACAGGAATCATTTGGTCTTTATTTGAGATACTTGAGTTCTCATAAACCCCCTGCATTAATAACCAATATGCAGGAGATTCAGCAGGAACAGTCTTCATCATATTCATGAATTGTTGCTGCTCAATCTCTTTAGCCATCATACCAAGAGAAGCATGGACATCAAATTTCATATCCTTAATTGGATATCGTTCTTTATCAAAGAACATATATCGCCATGCAGTCTTATGGATTAGAGGGCTAATAAAGTTTCTTTCAATGTTAGCAAGAGTACGTTTAGTTCTCTTAATAGTGGCTGCGGTCAACATACCCATGCCACCAACAGTAGACCCTATCATGCCTTGTGCGCCAGCTTGACTCATATCAACTGCGCCCGTACCCATTTGTACCATCCTCTCTAGGTCTTGAGATTGAGGGAATGAACTAGGATTTACATTACCAAAAGTAAATGGCATAAAGGTCTGTCGTGGGTCACCAGTAGTTAGTACTGTCTTGCCCGGCTCAACTGCAAAGCGTTGACCACGAGGAAGCTTAGTAGCGTCTACAGCCATCATAGGATGGACAGCGTAGGCCATCGCATCTATACGACCACGAAGTTCTGCATCCAATGCCTTCTGAGGATTATAGCCTTTCTCTGCAACGCCTCGGCCCCAGAATTGATTGGGCACTGTTTCATGTTGATAAGAGATAAAGGCTCTATCTCCTCGAGGGAGAGGATTCTTTACTGCTTTAATTAATTTATCTTCATTAGCGATTACAACGATAGCTTCTACCATTGTATCTTTTACAATATCAAACTCTACTCCTTCAACTCCAAGGTCTTCGAACTCTTCGTCTTCTGCGACCTTAGGAGGGATAAGGGATTCTGGAACAAGACCATGATATTCTAGTATCTTAGTCTTACCTTGAGCATTATAATTTTCTACGCCTAGTTTATTTTCTTCTGTCTCGCCAAGATTAACTTCTTTATAGATGCCTTGGCTCATCTTACGTAAGACATCTACCTTAGGCACGATAGTTTCATGGGCACAACCAATAGACTCATCAATAGTTGATGCAGTAGGGTCTGTTAAGAAGTCTAGAGGCTCTACTGGAACCATCTGTACTTGGACACGTTCATATTCTTCTAGGCTCGCATCTTCAGCCAAACGGTAGTCAGTAACATTATCGACAACAATCTTACCTATACCTGTACCATATAAGCCACCTAGTAAAAAGGTTTGGCTACAGTTAGATTTAATACCAGCCTTCTCCATGTCTTCAGTTAGCTTCTTTCGAAGTTGTTCTAACTGAACACGCTGATCAGGATTTGCCATATCTTGAAGGTCTTGGGATATATCAAACCAACGGCCTTTACCGAATACAGCTTCTTCAATCTCTGCTACAGTAGCTTCTATAGCTTGCTGGAGTGCAGGTGAGATTAATTTCGACCTTTCACTCTTACGGGTTTTATCGGAGTCTTTAAAGATACCGCGCCATAAGCGATAGTACTCTTCCCATCGAGCTTTAAATGTATTGTCTCTATGGTCTCGCCAAGGCTCCACAAGTTCAGTCACCCAGCTAACTAGGTTTTCTTCTATCTCTGTGCCTTTATAATCCTTGTCTGTAGCTTCTAATTCTACCAGTACATCATTCGCCATATTTAATATCCAGATTCTTCATCTAATACAAAACCTTCCTCTTGTTCAAAGACACCTTCAGCGATATAACTGACTTCACTTATCTGGTCAATATATGCAAGAGCATCAACCAAGTCGTCATGTACACGAGGATTTGGGAAATCAAGCAACTGGCTTATCAGTGCTCTGTTCCATTCGCCTTCTTTTAAAGTAATACGTCCATGCTGGAAACGTCCTTGCAACGCCCACATGATACGGTCTGTCTTCTTCTTATTGCCGTGTGTCAGGTCATCATAATTAGGATAGATGCCTAAGCGTCTACCTTCGTCTGTTAGATAGGGCATGATAGCATTCTTAGCCGTACCTTTTTCAATACCCAATGCAACTGGTTGATACTTTTGAGCTGCTCTCAATATCCTGACTGCGGTTTCTCGTATACCCCATCTACCATGAATGATATCAAGAACGAACCAACCATGAGTAGTTACTTTTGTTACACAGATAGCTGTCTCATCTAGCTTCTTTTCTGCACTCTTAGTTAAATCTATTGTATCATCATATCCTGCCGGGTCAACAGTAATAAAAACATGGCCCTCATGCGGGAAATCTTTAGCTATCTTAATCTCATCTTCTTTAAATGACCCAGTACCTGAGGAGGTAAAGGATGCTTCAAATTCTTGTCGGAAAGCTTGGGTGCTCATTGTATTACGAGCGTGTTCAATCTCCTTCTTAGATATCATTGGATTATCTAAAGAGTTAAAATGAAATGCTTCCCACTCTTCCCAGTCTTCCTTCTGAGCGTCAACCCACAAGTCATAGAAATGGTTCTTGCCCTCAGGAGTTCCAATAAAAAGAGCACTACCTTCTACGTCTGCCAGAGTAGGGCGTATGATTAAGTCCCATACTTCTGGCTTCATGAATGCAAACTCATCCATTACCGCAAATGAAATACCTACGCCACGTAGAGTATCGTAGCGGTCAGAACCTTTCAGACAGATACGTCTGCCATTAATCAGTTCCGCTGTTGCTGTATTCTCATGTGTCTTTACAATAACATCCTTGCCTAAATCTTTAAGCAAGTTCCACATGATATCCTTAGCCATTTGGAAGGTCGGAGCGATGTAGAACACGTCTTTGTTCTTTAAGGGGTATCCTGCTTCATTGAAATCTTTGAGTCCTTCAATAAGAAGCATAACACAGGAAAGATAGGATTTGCCACCCCTTCGTCCCGCTGCAACGACCTTGAACCTTGCTGGAGATTCAAAGACCTCCAGTTGTTTGTTGTGTAAACTAAACTTCATAGCTTATCCTTACGGGGCTATTGTTATTATATGGGGTGACGCGGGGAATCGAACCCCACAGCGAAGGGTCACAACCTTGCTCACTTCCTCAGCTACGTCACAGTCGAATTGGTCTCCCCTGTAGGATTTGAACCTACGACAACTCGCGTCCAAGGCGAGGACTCTACCAGACTGAGCTAAGGAGAGGGCTCTATAATTGGTGGCCCCGGTAGGAGTCGAACCTACACATGAACAGCTTCTAAGGCTGCCTCCTCTGCCAATTGGGATACAGGGCCGGAGCGGATATAGAGACTCGAACTCTAGCATCATGGCTTGGAAGGCCAGAGACTCACCAGTGAGTGTACCCGCTTTTATCTTAAGTGATGCGGTTCAGTCCAGAATAAAGTTAAAGTATAGTCAACAGGCTGAGCATCGTTATTTGTTAATTTAATTAAGTTTGTTGTGTTTGCTGGTAAGACCCACTCACCACCTGCTAAGATGCCTACACCTCCTCCTTGATTACTGGAGGCAGGGATTATAGTAGAGCCCATCTTAGTACCATCATCAGTAATAGTGGGGTCTTCATATATCTCTGTTTCATTAGTAAATGTATG